ACAGAAAGAGAATATGGGTGTATATGGACCTAAAGCACAAACATGGACAGAGTCAATGGGAATATCATCCGACTTTGAAAGAAAGAGCTATAATCGTTTACAGAAAAAATGGAAAGAAGAAATAGATGGGATTGATTATGGAGAAGATGAAGATTATATACCTGAATTACATGGTGATATGATTTTTGAGGGTAGACATGGAAATAGCATAAGAATAGGTAGCAGATCTGTCAATCCCTATATACTTATATCAAATGGAAGATCATCAAAGTCTTCTGAAGAATCTTTTGCAGACGGTTCATTAATTGCAATGTTAAATAAAGGTACAATGAATCAGCATCTTGGCGGTTACATTGATGCAAATGAAATGGTTCAAGTTCCACAATTTCAATTGNCAAGTACAGTAGGNAANAANCCTAATAATACAATTAATGATTTAATTGCAGATTTTAATGGAGCAAATAATGCAGCAAATGTTTTACATGACTATGGCAGTGAAGTAAATCAATCACAGCTAATACAGAATTCAGGAAGAATTATTATAAACGCAAATGTTGAAAGTATTTTTATGTCTTCATTTAAAGATGTTTATATTGGTGCAAAAGAGAATATTTCTATAACATCAAATTATCAGTTAGTGGTTGATGCTGAAACAATTGATCTTGGAACTAATGTGACAGATAGAATGGTTAAGGGAGATGAATTAGTAACAATTTTAGAAGAATTAGTAGAGGCAATAAAAAGTATACAGGTATACCCATTTTCACCAACACCTATACCTTTGACAGCTGAACCAAAAAATATGTCAAGTTCAGTAACAAAATTAGATGCTGTAAAAAGTAAATTAGAAACAATGTTAAGTGACAAATGTAATTTAGAATGAGGAGGTTGTAATGAAAAAGATAGAACTAAAAACTATGATAAGGGAAATTGTAAGAGAAGAAGTTAGAATGGAACTTAGAACATATTTAAAAGAGTTCAAAAAGAAACAAACTAAGTTGGTTGAAAAGCCCACAAGAAAAAAACAAATAAAGAAATCATCACAGAATTATACAAATAATCCCATGTTGAATGAGATATTAAATGAGACAGCAAATGCAGATGATTGGAAGACACTTGGAGATGATACATTCACAACAAGTAATATGAGTGATATTTTAAATAAATCATATGGTGGAGCAATGAACGATGATCAAATGATTACATCAACAGGTGCTAATCCTGAAACTGTACCTGATCATATAAGTAATGCGTTAACAAAAGATTATAGTAAGTTAATGAAAACAATTGAAAAGAAAAAGAATGGATCACCATTATGAGTTTAGAATCTGATATTAAAAAAGCTTTTAAAGATAATATAGGAAAAGAAGATAAGTTCTATAAAGATTTATCTAACGCAATACAGAATTTTTTTAAAAAACAGACTTTAAGAGTCGAAGAACTTGAAGCTTTTGTACAAATAGATTCTCTAAAAACATCTGGCGACATACCTGTTGATGTAAAAGAGACTACAATATTAGGAATATATGCACCAATAATAGATGTAATTGAAAAGATTGCTGGAATAATTAATACACTAACGCCTGGTACAGATGCAGGCGATCCAATTTTAAAACCAATACAACAAATGAAAGTTGCTGCAAAAGCAGTAAGTAAAGATGGAGCAGTACAAAAGGCCTGGAATTTTAATAAGGATGGCGGTGTAGGTGGTTCACTAGATGGAAGGGCCCATGTAAAATATGGACCTATATCGGAAGGTATACCGGGTGCTGATACTGTAGAATCAATGGCTAAAAATATAAGTGTCAAGTGGGCTGGTAAGGAAGAATAATAAATGGCAATATTAGATACAACAAGAAAACCTTTTATTGAAGATAGAGATAGTAGTATTTTTGTAGGAATTGATTATCCATTTTCAAGATCAGATAAATCTGAAGGATGGTTCAAATCAACTGAGACAACAATTGATTCAGTAAAAAATAATATTAAATTATTATTGAGTACTGAAAAAGGTGAGAGATTAATGCAGCCAAATTTGGGTTTAGGTTTAAGAAGAAGACTATTTGAACAGATAACTCAAGAAACTATTGCAGATATAAAAAATGATATACAGACTGCTTTTTCTTTTTGGCTTCCATTTGTTGAAATAAAACAATTAGAGATAGTTACACAAGATAATGAAAGTAATATTAATTCAAATTCAATTATTATTAAATTACTTTTTAACATTACAAAGGCACCTAATACATTGGAAAGTGTACAGGTAGAAATTTCTGGAGAATAAGAATGCCATATTCACAAAAAGAATTTAAAGAATCAAATGTAAATTATCTTAATAAAGATTTTTCAAGCTTTAAAAATTCATTAATGGAATATGCTAAAACATATTTTTCAAATACATATAAAGATTTTAATGAGACATCACCTGGAATGATGCTAATTGAGATGTCTGCTTATGTTGGCGACGTATTATCATTTTATATAGATCAACAGTATAAAGAAATGTTATTACCTCTTGCAGAAGAGAAAAGAAATATTGTTAATATTGCAAAGATGCTTGGATATAAAACAAAACCAATAGTACCTGCATATGTTGAATTAACAGTTAAACAGACTGTAGATGCTGTATTAGATGAGTTGGGTCCAACATATGGTGATGGTGTTGTAATTGATAAGGGCTGGAAAGCAACATCGGCAGTGGATTCAGATATTGTTTTTGAAACCATAGAAGAAGTAGATTTTACAACATCAGGTTCTGTGGCAGATGGATATCCATTACCTGTACAGTCAGCATGGAATGCAACTACTAATGTTGTTACAAGCTGGAATTTGGAAAGAACTGTAAAAGCTGTTTCAGGTGAAACTGTAACAAAAACATTTACAATTGGAGCACCAAGTAAATTTTTAGAATTAACTTTACCTGAAACAAATATAATTGAAATATTAGATATATATGACGCAAATAATAACAGGTGGTATGAAGTTGATTATTTGGCACAGGATAAAGTACCAAAAGAAATTTTTTATGCAAATGATACAAGAAGAAGTAATGATTCAACAATAGACATAAGTGGTACTTCATTGGCATATGATTTTAATGGAGATGGTATAAAAACTATACCTCTTCCAGTTCCTTATTCCTTGAGTTATATAAAAACAGATAAAAGATTTATTGTTGAGACAAATGATGATAATACAACATCATTAGTTTTTGGTAATGGATTATTAAGAAATGGTCAAAAAATAGAAGGAGACTTTTTTGATTCAGAACAGGTTGGAATTACAATACCTGGAACAGGTGATGAACTTGTATCATTTATAGATCCTGCTGCTGGAGATAAATATTCAACATTAGGTGAAACACCTTCTCATACTGTTATAACAGTTAAATATAGAGTAGGTGGAGGAATAGGTTCTAATGTTATTGCTGGTGACTTAACAGCATTTTCAACACCACCCTTTATTACCGGTACAACTGATGATTCAAATCTCTCTGTTACAAATACTTATCCTGCTAGAGGTGGTGCAAGTCAAGAATCACCAGATGAGATAAGAAATAGAGCAAAAGCATTTTTTGCAACTCAAAATAGATGTGTAACAAAAGAAGATTATGAAGCAAGAACTTTAAACATGCCGGCACGGTTTGGAAAGATAGCCAAGGTTTATGTTGATAGGGCAGGTATGCCAAAACCTTATGAGGGATTACAAGCTCTATTTGATCAATATAAATATACAAATGTAAGTGATGAAAATCTTGATATAACTGAATTTACAGCTTTATTTAATGATTTATACCCAACAAGTACATCAGATGCATTTCCAACAATAAGTTTATATACTTTATCTTATGATAATAATAAAGATTTAGTTAGATTAGAAAATTTAGATTCTGGTGGTGTTTCTGTGCCACATTTAATGCATACAAACTTAAAAAATTATTTAAATAATTATAGAATATTAACAGATGAAGTAAATATACTACCAGGATATATAATAAACTTTGGTGTAGTATTTAGTGTTATAGCACATAACTTTGCAAATAAACAAGAAGTTAAATTAAGATGTATAGAAAAAATTAAAGAATATTTTAATATAGATAAAATGCAATTTAAACAATCAATATATGTAAGTAATATAGAATATGAATTAATGAATTTAGAAGGTGTGCGAGCTGTTAATTATGTCACAATAACACAGGGAGTAGACTATAATAATAATGAAGTTACATTTAGCCCTTCTTTATATTACTATCATTATTCAGGAGGTAATTGGGTCTCCACCG